AAAACGCGCAGCCCACAACAGGTGGACGGTTTATACCTGATAACGCGCCCGTAACGCCTAACCTTGCCGTGCGGCGTAAAGATGCAGGCTATAGTATTTTTGCGGACGAACCTGTTCGGCAAAATCTTGATCTTATGGAAACCGGCGGCGCGGCTACCGCAGGCGCGGCTACAGGGTTTGCATTACCTGAAATACTTAAAGGCACGGGGAAAGTACTACAAAAAGTCCCTTACGCTCCAGTTAAAGCCGCAGGCGCTGCAATGGAGTTGGGCGCGCCGTTTATCGCACGCGCACCCGCTATGATAAGCGGGCTTTTTGGCGCTACTACAGGCAATGTTGTAAAACAAAAACTTGAAATTGCAGGCGTTAAACCTTCATACGCGGCTGCCGCAGATCTTGTAGCAAACATAGGCGCACCCGCCGCGTTTGGTAAAGTACTAAAGATAGCTACCGCTATAACTTCGGCGTTTCCTATAGACATTGATAAAGGGGCTAGATCTGTAGCTAAAGAACTTGGCATGAGCTTTGATAATTTGTCCCAAGGCGAACAGACAATCATCCGCGACACAGTTACGGCAATGAAGCAGGGCGGAGAGACTGCGGCAAGAGAGTTGTTTGAAGAGATTAAAAAAGGCGGCCAACGTATTGCGTCGGAAACAGACGCGGCGGCGGCGGCGCGTGAAGCAGCGGCGTATGAACAAAACAAAGTTGATTTTGCTAAGTCTACAGGTGTGCTAACCGCCGCTGATGATACGCTGGCTAGAGCAAAAAGCACGGTTAACCGCGTAGGCGACCCTAATGTAGAACTGACCGACATTGGCGGGACGCAACGCGCTGCGGTCTTGAAAAGATTTGACGAGCAGACGTTAGCCCGCGATGAAACTTATCAAACTATGAAAGCCGAACGCGATGCAATCGTAGCGGAAAAAGAAAAAAACAAAGAGTTTATATCGGATCTTCCGCTCTACAAACAACTTAGCGGCAAAATAAAATCGGTGCTGTTGGAAAAAAAAATTCCCGCCTCGCAAGGCGTAGCGCCTGAAACAGAACAACTTACGCTTTCTGCGTTTCGTCAGATGCGCGACGCGCTTTCGCCGGTAATGAAGCCGGTGTCGGCTAATTCAGCGCAACAATTAGCGCGCAGGGGCGCAAACATTCAAAACATTGGCGGGCAAAACTACCAGGTGTTGCAGCCGTCTTTTAACGCGATTGACACCGTTCGACGCAAACTTGGTGATGCGGCGTTTGGCCAAGGCGAAGAAGGGTTCAAAGCACTTGGGCAGGCCCGCGCTAAAGAATGGTACGGGTATCTAAGCAAGCTCCAGAGCAATTACGCAGGCGCAGCGCAAACTGACCTTCAAAAAGGGTATGAGTTAGCGTCTGGTCTTTTAGCTGATTTTAAGGGCGGGGCAGGCGCGGCGGTGCTTAAGACTGAGAAACTGGCACCTGAGATGTTTGTCGGCGATGCTAAAGACATCCCGGCTAAATTTTTTGGTAGCCGCACTGGCGTGGAACAATTGCAGGCGCTTACGCAAGATCCTGATCTGGTGCTTACCACGGCGTCTAATTATATTGCAAAACAGTTGAGCGGCAAAACAGGTATTGAAGCCCGCGCCTGGTTGGAGAAGAACTCGGATTTTCTATCTGCGCCACAACTTAAGCCTGTGCTTCAAAAAGCAGTTGATTACGTTGACGAACTTGAAAGAGCGGGCAGTACCTCCAAAGGGCTTACCGGCACAGCTAAGGGCATGGAAAAGCAGGCAGATGTAACGCTTGCAAATAAGTTAGCAGAAGCTGAAAACATACGGCTTGGCGGCAAAAATAAGTTAGCGGATATTGTAGGCGACGCCGCGCCTGAAATGCGCATTGCACAGCTTTTGAGCAGCAACAAGATGAGCGATTGGGTAAACGTAGCCGACGCGCTTCAAGGTTCAGAACAAGGCCGTGCGCTTCTTGCCAAAGCAGTCTCACAACATATCGCCGACATTGCTGAACGGTCGCCTAAATCGTTTTCTGGGGAAGACGCGCTTAAGCAAATAGCTGAGCCTATGCTGGAAAGCGGGCTTGTTGATCGTGCGTTTATTAATGGTCTTGAAAAACAACTTCGCGCAATGCGTGAACCGGCAGAGTTTAAATTAAATTGGTTTAAAGAAGCACTAGCGCGGGGCATAGCTACGTTTGGCGCTGCACAAGCCGGGACAGGTATTGGCATGGTTCCTAATATGCTTGCACCACCATCCGTCAACCAGAACGCATTGGCGGCTCAATAATGGACACCCAGACCCTCATTAACCTTGGCGGCGCTATCATCCTCGCAGGCATGGGATGGTTGGCGCGTGAGCTTTGGGGTGCGGTGAAAGATCTGCGAAAAGACCTTCACATTATTGAGGTCGCGCTACCGTCACATTATATCCGCAAAGATGAGTTTCAAGAAGGCGTCAAAGAGTTGAAAGACATTTGTCGCCAAATATTTGAACGGCTTGAAAACAAAGCGGATAAGTAAATGGATCCCTTTACGCTGCTGGCAGGCGCAACGGCCATCTACAATGGAATCAAGTCAGCGACCGACGCCGGCCACGAGGCCATCGACGTTGTAGAGCGCGTGGGAAGCCTGTTCGCAAGAATTGCGCAGATCACGCAATTGACCTCTGGGCAAAAAAAGAAGCTATTCCAAAGCCAAGCAGAATACGAGGCTGAAGCAATCAAGCTGTACGCTTTGCGGGCCAAGGCGCAACAGCTTCAGTTGGACACCAAGAACCTGTTTATAGGGGCTTACGGTCAACAAGCGTGGATTGCAATTCAGAAGGAAGTCACCGAAATGCGTAAGGAGGCCGTGCGTCAGGCCGCCGCTGCGCAGAAGGAAGCCGAGGAACGCCAAGCTGAACTGATCTTGGGCGCATGGATGTTCTTGGGCGTTATCGTTATGGCTCTCGGTCTTGCGCTCTTCGTTTATCTCACGGCACACAAATGAAATATATGTTGGCGGTTGCATTTTTGGTTTTGTCGGGGTGCGAGGATCGTTATCGCTATCCATGCCAAGACCCCAAGAACTGGGACGCGCCGGAGTGCAACCCGCCTATTTGCACCGCCTCTGGAACCTGTTCCGCAGACACTCTCAAACAAAATCCATGCGGAGCCGTAGCGCGATGAGGATCAAGGAAGACGAACTCCACGCGCTTCTTCAGTTCATCATTGGCATCAGCCTTTGCCTGACGCTTACAGGGACGGTGTTTGCAGTGCTATACAGTCTGATTTTTGTTGTGCAACCAATTGACGGACAAGCACCAAACGACCAAGAATTTTTCAAGTTAATTGCGCCGATTGCGACGTTCCTGACAGGTACGCTGTCGGGTATCATGTTAGGCTCTAAATCTGGAGGTAAGGACGATGGATCTGCTTAAAACATTCGGGCCGCTACTTGGCTCAGTCGCGCCTAGCATCGCTACGGCCCTTGGCGGCCCACTGGCGGGCATGGCAACGAAGGCGCTATCCCAAGCACTGCTCGGCAACGAAGACGGTTCTGAGGACGATCTGCAAGCGGCGCTCCGCACCGCCTCGCCTGAGCAGCTTGCAACGGTCAAGAAGATCGACGCAGATTTCAAAGTCCAGATGAAGAGCCTAGACATTGACCTTGAACGCATTGCGGTAGACGACCGTAAGTCTGCAAGAGATATGCAGAAAGAAGTAAAAGACTGGATTCCACGCGCCCTTGCAATCAGCGTGACATTTGGGTTCTTTGCCATTCTAATTTATATGCTCGTCTACGGCCTGCCGACATCTGGCAACGAGGCGTTGCTTCTGCTTTTGGGCGCTTTGCAAACAGCGTGGGGCGGCATCATCGCATTTTATTTTGGGTCTTCGTCTGGCTCGCAGAAGAAAGACCAGATGATCTACAACTCGACGCCAAAGGAATAAGCCATGAAAGACAATTTTGAAGAGTGCCTCGCCCATGTCTTGAAACATGAAGGGGGGTATGTCGATCACCCCAAGGATCCAGGGGGAGCAACAAATTTAGGAGCCACCAAGAAAGTCTGGGAAGAGTGGGTCGGCCATGAGGTAACCAAAGATGACATCAGAGCCCTCACAGTTGCCGACGTCGCGCCCCTTTACAAAACCCGGTACTGGGACAAGTGCCGCTGCGATGACCTCCCGCATGGGGTGGACTTTGCTGTTTTTGATCTTGCTATTAATTCTGG